AACACACAACGGGATTAAAAGGGCCGTCGCCCACTTCAGAAATTTTTTCATGTTTAAAACCCTCCCGAGTTCTTTTTTAACTGTGAAGCGTCCCTGTCTCTTCCGAGTTGAGGCAACGCGCTCACAATTAAAATAATTTTTCCTTCAGACCTTAGGTGTTGCCGTCGTTTCCGAGGAACCAGAATCGCGGGTCAACCCAATCGGGCTCCCAGCGCGCTCTGGATCGGAACTGGAACACATCATTGGAGAACGCCATTCCAGAAGCCGGATTCTCTTGAATCATTTCAAGAGCATCACGACGTTGGAACACGATTCCTTTGCCAGCTTCACCAAGGGCCCACGCTTTGACCGGCAGGAAACGGCTAACCACGAGGTTATACATTCCGTCCAGCACGTTCCGAGCGAAGGTCGTTCCGAGGGTGGTATCTGAACCGGCTCCGCCGCCGACTTTGACGGTCGCGGTGGATGGATACCATTCGGAATTCAACAGCGTCCGAGCGGAGAACTTATTGCTGGTTCCGACCAACAGAGTATTGGGGTTCACGAGCATTTTGTTCCCGAGCAGATCGAGTTGGTTCATCAACGCGAGATCTGCCGCTTGAACGTTGGCTGGCGTAAATATGCCATATGAAGCAGGGGCATTGTATCCGCCGCCAGTGAATGGCGATGTGGATGGCGTCCACACCGTGGTGTAAGTTTGAGACGCTGGGATGGGATCTCCGCCGTATGAACCGGCTGTCCCGATGAATCTCTGGAAGAACCATGCGTCTTCAAGAATCCGCATGTTCTCTCCAATGTCTTTCGCTCTCTGAGCGATCTGGCCTGTTTGATCGTCGTCAAACAGTTCCCGTTCAAAGTCCACGATGGCACCAAACTTTTCGTTGGTGATTTGGACATCGAGTCCGGCCACTTTCGTCCGGGGGAATTGCCCTCCGGCTTGGACTCTCCGTGGAATACCGCCGCGATGAAGCGGAGCATAGGGCTCAACAGCTTTGGTCGAGAAGGTCGACGCGCCCACCATTTCATGGTTGGTTTCGACCAGCTCATACCAGTTGTTGGCGATCATGTTGATACCAGCTCGCAGTAACTGCGAGAAGGTATTCTCGGCATTGGCTTCCTGCATCTTGCGTTCCGCAAGTTTGTAGGCCGCCTCTCTGAAGTCTTTCCAGGAAAAGAACGGATCTTCAAAGTTGAACTTTTCTTTGTCGGCCAAGTCCACTCCAAAAGTCCGGCGAATGCTTTCCAGCATAGCCGTCTGCTTATGTTCGTGGACACGATGAGTCAGTTTCCGGTTAGCCTCGATAAGAGGACTAAGCCGGGCGATTGAGTCTTGAGTTTCTTTCGGCATTTTAATTTCCTCCTTATAGGCCACCGGCCACTGGAAAGGCCGGGACGATTAACACTTCGACGTATGATCCAGCGGCGTAAGCCAGTGAAGATTGGCCGGGCCGTAGCCACACGTAACCAAGGATGTGGGTCATTCCACCCGCCGTATTGGTCACGTGCTGGGCGTCGGTTGAAAAATAAACCGCGTCGCCGTGATAATACGTGTCTCCGCTGGTCATTAGGAATTTGAAAATTCCTTTGGTTGCCACTTGAATGCCGCCTTGCGGATAGCTCGAAGAGCCATAGACATTCAGTTTGCTCTGTTGGAGAGCCACACCCGCAAGATAAGCGGCGTGCGCATCCGAATCCAACGGCTTTATTACTTTTGCCGAGGTATCGAAATAAACCAAATCGTTTTGGTTTATGTCATACGTCCCGTCCGTTAGAACCGGGTAAAACAGTGGCGTCCCTTTGTCGTAGACCTGATTATTCTGTGAAGTTGTACTCATTTTTAGTCGCCTCCTTTTTACCTAATACAATCAGCGAACAGGTCGTTATTGCTCGACCCCACGGCTTTCCGTTCAGCTTCGCTCATGGATGCGAACTTCGCCGACGGCACCGACATTTTGCTGATCACTTTTTTAGCGGTCGCTTCGACCAATCCCCGAAGGAAATCAATTTCTTTTTTGGCTTCCTTCACTGGGAGCTTGGATAATTCAGCGACCTTGTTTTCCGGAAGATCGATCTTCGCCTCTTTTAACATGGCGGTCACAGCGATCCTCTTTGATTCGACAGCGTCGTCATCGTCGTCAGACGAATCGTCACCATCTTTCTCATCGGGGACTGCGGCTTTGCCAGTTTTCTTGACGATCTTATGGGTAATGACGGTGTGGGAATCCTTAGAATCACCATCGCCCTTTTTATCGCCATCGGCGGCGTCTTCGCCTTCCTTCTTTGCTTCTGATTCATCCTCGTCCTCACTTTCGGATTCGTCTTCGCAGTCGGCACCGGCTTCCTTTTTCTCGGAAGCGTATGCTTCGTCCTCGGACTCCTCTTTCTTTTTGGATTCGGACTCATCTTCATCTTGCATAGCGGTTTTTTCCGCTTCTTTCAGAAAAGCGTCGAAGAGTTTTTTAGCCTCGGCGATTTTGGTCGCCTTCTTAACAACGTCGGCCTCTTTGACGGCTTCATCCAGAGCGGCTCGTGCCGCCTCAAGACTTTTTCTTAGTCCTGTCATGGCTTTTCCCTCCTTTCCGGGTTTTGCCCCAGCGGCACTTTCCACCAAGGCAAGGAATCTTCCTCCTCTCGCCGGACTCGTCACGATGTCGCACGAGAATGCGTCTTTGAACTGCGTCACATAATTCACGTCGAGAAACTCGCCTTGCCATTCGACACGGCGATCTTCCCATTCACCATCTGCGTTGATTGACAGTCCGACGTATTCCGATTCGAGGTTTGGAAATTCGTTTTTATAGTGAAGGGCCGTCATTGCTTTCAGGTAAGCGTTCTTTCCTGAATCAGACAAGTCGAAGTGTAACTCGCCCGTAACCGCATTGACCCCATTTAGGGATTCGACCTTCACATTTTTAAAATATCCGCATTTGTCCCGCACGCGTCGTTCCGGTATATCCCGATCTTCTGATTCGCTCGGATGATCGATAAAGCATGGCTTCCCTTCAAAAATAGGCGGGGCCCCGTTAATCGCTTCCGGCCCGTAATAATTCATGTTACGGCGGTTGCCGAGACCTTCCGTGATCAAGACAACCCTGAAAATATGTCCTTCCGGTGCTTCCGCTGGCGTCACCTCTTCAATGAGGCGGGCGGATTCGGAACAGCGCATCTTCGTTCCATTCTTGAGAAGTTGAGAGAGCGTGTTCAAAGTGTTGGCCTGCGTGGCACCTTTCTTCTTGGCTTCGCCTTTGATGTAGTGGGCCAAAGCATAGGGATTGTCTACATCAGGATTATTTTTAAGTTTATCGACGAGAGAATCGTATCCCGGGCCGCATTTTTCTTTGTTGTCCCGGAACATTTTCTTGACAGCTTTAATTGCCAGCTTTGTCATTGGGTGCTACCTCCATTAGTTTTTTACCGCCACGGAGTGATTCGAGATCGACCTTGCGAACCGTCTGCGTTGTCACCCACAGTTTGACCATTTCCTCGTTCTTGACGGACACAATAAAATCACCGTGCTTCATGGCTTTGAGTCTGCGATACTCGAACAGGATATCCTGCTCGTCCCTGCTGAGTTCTCCTATCTCCCCCATAAGTCCACATGCTCCTTTGAAAACGTCACGACCAAAAGATTATCTTGTGTGATGATGGCCTTCTCGACCTTGAGATCGCTCCATTTGATTGATTTATGATTGCAAAAATTGTCTATCTCTTCGCAGAAGGCGGCGAAGAAAACTCGCACACCGTTATTGCGCTCAAGAACTTTGGCGAGGTGAACGGATCGGGATTGGGCGTATCTGAGAAGATCGTCCGCCGGGGCCCACAAGCCCAGAGGAGAGCGAGTTAGAGAAAGCGTGTTGAATTTAACGCGCGCACGGATGGATCGGCCAAAGAAGATCGGCCTATCCAATGAAATGCCCTCGATAGGTTTTCCTGCCTGCTGGGCCATGATCACCATGCGTCCCAGCAAAGCCATCAATACGTTGGAGATCGCGGCATTTGAGGCAATCTTTTCAAATAAGCTCGATGAACGGCTCTCAAGTGCGTCGGCTACGTTTCTGCTCATATCCTCTCTTTATCTTGACTGTATTGGGGCCATTTTATTTTCGGCCCACGTTTCAAATTCGACGGTGGTTGCGCCCACCAGTTTCCCATCATCGTTAAAAATCAGCATGGCGTTTGGAACCTCGCCTGAGGCATCCATCGCCTTCGCTATGGCCTGCTCATCAGCGTCTCCGTCACGCAAGAGACTTATCCACGACCGTGGCACAAGCCGCCAATAGCAACCGCAGTTTTTAACAACAAATCCATTCGAATTGTAGAGACCAGTTTCCGTCGATGCGTCAAATGCTTTACCAATAAATTTGATATAATGTATGCGTTGGATTTTAAGGAGAATAAAATGATTACCAGACAATCCGCCGCTCATGCCGCCCGACGTGGGCAAATTGATTCTACTGAGACCAAGATTCTCAGGGCTATCACTCGGCAAAACAATCTTTTGCATATCGGGCCCAATGAAACCGTTTTCTCTCATCTTCTCAATTCCGCCGGAATCAAATACCGGCAACAAACCGTCTGCGGGTTTTATAACCTTGATTTCACCCTTACAGAATATCCGGTCGCCGTGGAAATCGTGTCTGGCACTGGAAACAGACGTTTGGTAGCCAGAAGACAATCCAGATTGAAATACATCCTCAACCATTGGCATCTTCTCGAAATTAAAACTAGATATTGCGCCGGGTTCACTCCTCAAGTCATAGACGAGCTCATCACTTTCTGTGAGCTCACACGCTTTAATCATCCCCCTCCTGGTAAATATCGGGTGATTAGGGCCGATGGTAAGCGTGTGATTCTGCGCGGTTTCAATCAAGACCGCAGGGCCATGATAGTCAGCTCCGACCATTTCCTGTAATTTTCCGTAACTCGCCATTGTTGTGCCTGAAAGAACAGCGTTCGGATGCGCGGGGATATCGCTGTCGGCTTCATCTCTTGTCAGTCCACGGTTCCCATCGCAAATATCACAGACCCGATCATAATAGCGGGTCTGCCAAATCTCCACGATTTCCAAGTCCGGATTTGCTTCGGCGACATCGTGCTGTGCCGACGAGTAAACGACATTAGACTGATTCGAGAATATCCGCTCTATTGCGTTCCAAATATCCGACTGCGGGCTTCCGGGACGAGTCGCGTCAATTTCTGATGCGGCGTCCGCCATATCGGAATCGTTCATCGCTCCGAGACGAAGATTTTGATTGAGCGCGCTCCGATATGAATCCATCCAAGCCGACCATCGAACCTTCCATGCCGTGTCCGACTCCGGGCCTCGGTATATCAAATCGGCCTCTTTGAACATCGGGCTCTTGGGAAGTTTAACGTCGTAGGACGGCGGCGTCACTTGATCGATCAGCCAAGCGTTCCGCAACACTCCGTGAAAATAAACGTCCTTAAAAACAACCGACGACATGGTTATCGAAGCGTGGTGATAAGCGGCGAGAACGGAGGCGACTCGTTTGTCGATGGAGTTGATGACGTTTATAGTTGCCTGGGGACTATCAATCATGCTCCACGTTCCGTGCGGAAAATTTCTACGATATTCGTCCGCGATGATTCCTTTCATCGAATCTTTTGCTTCTCCCCACATCTGCTTAAGAACATTTAATCCCGCGCCAGATATTTTGTCGATAGAGCGGAGGTTTTCTATTTCAAATCGTTCGATGGTTCTGTCTTGGGTTTTTCTCATAGAGTCTTAAGTTGGTTTTTTAATTTGTTGGCACCGTTGCCATGGATCGGTGAATCGACATCATCCTGTCCATCGCCATTCAAAGGAGAAGACGGGAATCTCCCGGCGGGCGGCATCATCGGATCAATCCCGTTGGCCTTGTCTTTTTTGATCGCGGCCTGGACATCTTGGTAATTATAAGTTGTGATATTCATTTCTCCAGCGTACATTTCCGCCGCCGATTCGTGCTGGATGTAGCCCATCGTCTCTCCGAAGGCAATGTTCTTGATCGTTTCTGTGGTGGTATCTTTCGTGACGGACGGGAACGCGAATTCAACATCGCCTTTCTCGTACGGAACGCCCGCGAGCTCGAAAACTTCTTCGGCGATATTTTGAAGGAGATTTTCAAAGTCGGCCTGCAAATCCTCGATCACTTTTTCGAATGGCTCTGCGGACTGAACGGCAGTCGCTCGATTGCTTCCGCCAGCACTCATGACATTAAAAAATTCTTTTGGGATACCGATGGACGTGGCGATGAATCCGAGAATCTCATCCGAAACACCGCCGCTTCCGCGCGTCGATCCGGTCATGGCGGGCATGGGCTTTCGCTCGACAGCTTTGTTGTGAGTGAACACCGATGCTGGCTTTGGCATTCCTGAGAATTGCGAAGCGTGAGCGGCCACGTCGCCAGCGTTGCCATCGACGGTATCATCCCAAATGAATGATGCTTCAAGCTGAGCCTTCAAGACCTCGGCGTTGTAAAGATCTTTGATTCGCTTCAGCCATCCAAGGATCGGGAACAGGAACGAACGGCCCCGTTTCTCCATCGATGACACATTCGATTTGATGTGCATAATTTGATGAGCCGGAAGTTGTCGTATCACATATTTCAGTGGAGGTTGTTTATCCGACCCCGGCTCACCTTTAATTTTGTATCCGGTGAAGGTTTGGTATGCGGTTGGATAATTTTGGTAGTAATAATAAACCTCACCGATGTCGTCGGGGTTCGTGATGATGTCCCACACCGTCGACGGATCAAGAGAATCCCACCGCGCCTTGTCGATCATAAGCTCGCCGAACGTCAGATATTCCCGCACCCAAAACTTGGACATCTTGTGGACGATTTTGTATTGCTCGTCGAACGCGTCCCATATTTTTTTCTGCTGTGGATTCTTGATGATGACCTTGAACCGTCGGCCAAAAGCGTATTGTGCCAAAACGTCAACGATCCGTTTGGCCAGCGGGTTGTGGTTCTTCGCCTCGAAGGCCCGGGCGTGCATGGTCAGGTAATCGTAGATATAAAGCTGTTTGTTGAACGGGCCGCCGTAAGTCGGCGCGTACTCAGTATATTGGGCGGCGTCATAGGGCTGATAGATGGTGTCGGTGCTGAAATCTTCTTTGAGCAACCCTTCTTTCCTCAGTGATTCGATGGCTTTGACGTGTCGCGCTTTCGCTTCCTCGAGCCGTTTTATCTTGGCCGGAAGCGTTTCAAATTGGCCTTTACCTGCCTCAAGTGCTTGACGATACTCTTGACCTTTCACGTGGCGGATACGATATGGCAGGATGAGATCGTTATGTTCGAGGTGCGCCGCCTCTTTCATGAGTCCGCCGCGCTCGTCGAATCGGCCTTCAAATAGCCACGCTTCCTCAACCTGAACCTTTCCGCCCTGCAAAGCCTCATGGAACACGATCACGGGATTTTTAACAGGCGTGCTTTGGATGTCGAGAAATTCTTTGTCGGGATCGTAGTCGCTCATTCCTGGGCCCATCTTCCCGATTGGTTTATTGGCGGGCTGGGCCGATTCCATCCAGTCTCCGGCGAATGATTTTTTTGGCAAATTGATTTTCTTTTTTCTCATCCGATATCCCCTCTACATCCAATCGGGAAATGAAGCGTGGCTCCCGTTGCCATTCCCGCCATTGCCATTCGGTGCGACAGGCAAAGCCACACTCGTCCCCGACAAGATCGCTGAGGGACTTTGCTGGTTCAAATAAAATTCGTTGATGCCTTGACAGATTGCGTCCACCTGATCTTTATACTCAGAATTTGGGAACTCCGCAAATTCCTCGATCAATTCTGGAACCCAGATTTGATTTTCTCTGACGGAAACTCGACCCGATTTAAAATATGGTGAAGCCAAGCTGGCGCGGAATACTTTATCACCCTTTACACCGCACGCTCTCACCGGAAGGCTGGTTGATTTGATCAGGTCTTGCGCCAGAGATTTGCCGGACACTTTATCTTCGATGAGAAGAACATGCGCGGGTCGCGCCGACCACTCAGACAAAACCGTTTGCTTCAGCTCGGGGTATTGCATGCGGGCCCGCACAACTCGCTCAATGCACACGCCTTGGCCGTGAAAGCAAAGCAGGGCTCCGACGGTGTAGTCGTTCTCTTCTCCTTCTTCCATCGCCGTATCCCATGTCCACTGCTTCCAGTTTATCCTCGGCAAGATGCTGTAATACCGCCAATAACTTCTTTGAAACATCCCGCCTTCGTCGCTAGTGGGGTTTTGTTGGTATTGCGATTCATAGGCTTGCTCTGCGGTGAGGCCGGGAAGGCGCATGCGAATCTTCTGGCGATCAAGAACGTCTTTGTCTTCCCGATCTGGATGCAGGACGTGGCCGGGCTCTCGCACGAACTCCGTCTTGGTTATCGGGAACGTTATCACCGTGCGCTTCGGCGCAATCGCTGGCAAGCACAAGTGAACGTAATCGCCCTCTGATAGAAGCGTACCTGAGATGTCGGACTTGTGCGTGCGCTGGGATATCTCGACGATGGCCCCTTTCTTTTTGTCGTTCAATCGTGTCGAGATCACTTGCTTCACAAACCGGATCGTTGATTCGCGCTCGGCCTTGCTGTGCGCGCGCTTCGGGTCAATGCCGTCGTCGATGACGATGATGTCGGCCCCTTGGCCTGTCAATGTTCCGCCGATTGATGTGGCAGTCATCTTTCCGCGCGCCGTGTTCATGAACTCACGCTTTTGGTTTTGGTCTGGCATGAGCTTGACGACGTTGCCCCAGTTTTCTTTGTACCAATCAGATTCGAGAAGGTCGCGGCGATCTTTGGAAAATGTCTCTGCGAGCTGTTGCGAGTACGAGATAAAAATCCAGCGTAGGCCGGGCCGCCGTGTCCACGACCACGTTGGCCACGTTTTTGAAACGATGTTGCTCTTGCCGTTGCGTGGCGGCATGTTGATGATCAGATTTCTGATCTGGCCATCCGTCACCGCTTGGAGGTGTTCAGCAATGCAGTCGATGTGCCAGTTGGGAAGGAAGGGCGTGGTCGGCTCGATGATATTCCACGCTTGCGGAACGTAATCCCGGAAGTCAATCGTCTTGGCTTTGAACCCGGCGATCAAATGAGAGAAAATTTTATCCTGGAACGATTTGTCGATCTCGGTGTAATTTTCGAGTATCTGTCTCATTTCACCAGTTCACCTGAGAGGGCGACAAGCTCCTCGGCGATCTTTGGTGAAATGTTCAGGTTGGTTTTGCAATGCGGGCAAACGTCCGGGGCCACCCGGTGAACGATGGCGATGATCTTACTGGCGACCTCTTGAAGCATGCGCTCATCGAATCCATGCTCGAGTCTTTGGCGGACGTAGTATTCATTCTGAAACTTGCGCTCCAACATCCACGCCGACGCTTGCCAACTTCCGCCGCCGCCGAACTTCTTTGGCTTGGCCGCTTCTTGGATCACTTTCAGGTTCGCCAGCTTAAATTCCGTGACGGCCTTTTCTATTGCGTCGAGGAAGTAGGGGTGTTTTTTTTGCCAATCATAAAGTGTTGTCCGGTGGATTCCAACCATCACGGCGGCGTCGTCTTTGGAGAGTCCTTGCTTTAAATACTCGCAGATTTTAGATGTGATCTCAGGTGTGCAATTGGTCGGTCGGCCTTTTCTCATGCCTAAAATCTTAATGGCAAAGAGATATGCTTGTCAACTAAATTTTATAAATACTGATCTTTGTATATAATAAAAAGTATGAATTCCGAATGCCTATTCGCGGATCATTTTCCATCCAGGGCTTCTTTTGCCTTGTCCATTATTTCTTCTGCCAGTGAACATTCTGCAAATGTCGCATTCTCACGTTCACAAATAAATCTCAACGCCTCATCCTTCCGTTTAATTTCCTCTCTCAATTTCTGGTTCTCCGCCCTAAGTTCATCGCCTTCATCGACAGCCATTATTTCTCGTTCGTTTAAGTTTTTAATTTCCGCTTTCAGGGTTTCATTCTCCGCCTTGAGCCGATCCAATTCCTTCCAGCACCATGCGGAGTTCCAATGTTCTGTTTTAAATCCAATAGAACCCTTCGGATAATCCCACTTATCATAGCAATGACACCATGCACCAATAATTTTCCCATCAACAATTATTGGTGATGGCTCTTTGTTGCAGTGGGGGCACGGCCTCAACTTTTTATTTTCCATGGGGTTCTTCCCAAAACTTAAAGACCCAAACGGTTCGCAAATCTTTATTACACCAACCGAGGATTTCAAATTTAAAAGCATTTGCAAATTCAAGACTCATTTCAACCCTTTCAGCTTTTATCATTTGTTTACATCCTCCCATTTGGCGAGAGCTTTTTCTACTTGACCTATTTCAGATTTCAGAAGTATTGGATAAACACCACTTGAAGGATTTAGAAATTTGATTGCTTTTTTTAATCCTTCCCCCGCCTCCCTTAGAGCTTTGATTTTCTTCTGTGCCTCAATTAATTCCATCCCTTTTGAAAATAACTCTTTTCTAAGTTTTGTTACTTCAGGCGGAATACCACAATCGCAAGACGGACAAATTTTTGGCCCACCAAAAGAAAGAGGATAGTTGATGTCGCCACAAGCAATACACGGCCCTTTTTGGATTGATGAACTCAACTCTTTATTTTCCATAGGGTTCCTCATTCAATTTTTCGAGAGCCTCTTTTGCATAATCCATTCGACACCTGAACCATTCAGGTAACTCTAAATTTGTTTTTGTTCCGTGGGTTCCAGCTATACTGTAAACAAGAGATTCTAACGCCTCCCTTAGAGCTTTGATCTTCTGCTCTTTTTCCAATAAAACACCTTCGTCAATATAAATTTCTTTGATCTGATGACCATGCGTGTAATAAGCGAGTTCCTTTTCAAGCTCTTTTATCTTCTGCTCCTGGGCCTCCCAGCCTTCGATGAATAT